TGAGGGCTCTCGCCCGTAATCGTCTCGCCCAGTGGTATGCGATGCGTATGGACACCACGATGTTCTTGCACCTTGCAGGCTACACTGGTGCTTCGTACACGCTGGACGGTGCGACGGTCGATCCCACTAAAGCTCAGTGGAACGGCAACAACACCATTGTGGCTCCGAGTTCTACTCGCAAAGTCTACGCGGGTGGCAACACGGCCGATGAGGGCATTGCCAGCCAGACGGACGACAGGTTCATTCTTGAGCTTATCGACGACGCGCTTCTCATCGCGAAAACCACTCAGCCTCTGATCCAGCCGATCAACGTCGGTGGTGAAGACAAGTACGTCTGCTTCTTGCACCCCTCTCAGGTGCGTGATCTGCGGACTGATGTCAGCACCTCCCGGATCACTTGGTATGACACCCAGAAGGCACAGTTGCAGGGCGGCCAGTCGGCTTCCAAGAACGCCATCTATACCGGCGCGCTTGGCGAGTACAACGGCGTCGTGCTTCACGAGAGCTTCCGCGTCCCCAACGGTGTGAACAGCACCTCCGGGGCGCAGGTTGCCAACTCCAAGCGGGCGATCCTTTGTGGCCGTCAGGCTGCAATGGTCGGCTATGGCCGCGAGTATTCGGGCTCCACCCGGTACAAGTGGTACGAAGAGTTGTTCGACTACCAGCGTTCGCTGGGTGTCGGTGTTGGCGTTGTTTGGGGTATCACGAAGACGATCTTCAACAGCGTTGACTACGGTTCGATTGTCATCTCAACGTATGGGGCAGACTAATGACCGGAACAGCTAGACAGTATAGCTACCAGATGGTTCACTACCTTCGTCTGACGATGGACTACACAGACGATGAGACGGCCAAGGTCGTAGGCACTGTGCCTGCCGGCTCGGTCGTTCTCAAGGGAGCATCTGGTGTAAACGTCACGACCGTCTTCAACTCGGGCGGCACTGAGGTTATTTCTCTTGGTGTCACCGGGGCGACCCAGAAGTTCGCTTCTGCGATGGTCCTCGGCACGGCTGACTTCTTGCCGTGTGATGTTACCGGCTCCTACCATGTGGGAAGCTCGGACATCGACGTAATTGCGACGATCACCATGACGGGTACGGCGGCAACGACCGGCTCGGCGGAAGTGATTATTGCTTACGTCCCTGACAACGACGGCTAACAGGGTTGGGGCGGCTTAGGCCGCCCCTTCCACCTCGCCTAAAGGAAACACGATGGCTTCAAGCTGGATATCCTCTACGCGAGGGTCACACGAATATGACGATTTCTGGATGTCGTGGGCGTGTGCGGAAATCGAGTCAAACTACGGGGATATTGCCCAACCAAAGCCAAAGACGCTTGGCAAGTTTGGCCGCACGGCGAACGCCTCATCAAACAAGACAACGGTCGCTAACTTTCAAGACGCTGTTATCAACGAAACTTTTGCGACCACGAATTCAATCGACTACATTGTCAGTACATCCAGCGAGACACAGAACATCGTGGTTGAGGGCCACACGATTGGCGCTGACAACAGCCTGACGTTTGTCACTCAAACGGTTGCGCTAACCGGAACCACCCCGAAGCAACTTACCACCCCACTGTATCGCGCCAACCGGGCCTATATTGCCAACGGAACCATAGCCTCGCCGGCTGTCACAAATGCCGGTACGATTACCGTATATGATAGCACCCTAAGCGGTGGGGGAATAACAAGCGGGAAGCCTGATGTAGACGAAGCTGTCAAGCTTATGATACTTCCCGGCCTAAACCAGAGTGAAAAGTGCGCCACATCACTAAGTAGTCAGGACTATTGGGTTTTAACGACAATCACCTGTGCGGTGCAAAAAGGCACGGCGAGTAACGTCAATATTGACGTTGATGTCGAATATAAGGAGCAGGGCGGCATCTGGCGGCCCATTGGGGTTGAGATGGCCCTTCGCACGGGGTCACAAAACTATGTTGTCCGCGAGCTAAAGCCCTACTTTATTGTCCCCAAGGCAAGTGACGTTCGCATGGTAGTTGTCGCATCAACCACATCTGTTACGGTGTCTGGCCGCATAGCTGGCGGGCTCTGCATAGTTACTTGACTTTCCCGTAGAGCCTCTTATACAGGGGGCTATTACGAGGAGGTCTCAAGTGGCAAACCTGATCCAAACAACTATTCTGAGCAATGCGAAGGACGATGGCAATCACGTTATGATTGCGGTCCCATGCTATGGCGTGATGGACCCACAGGTGATGATTAGCGTCGTCAGCAATGTCGGTGTCCTGACAGCAAACAACATCAACGTCAGCGTCTTGACCAAGATTGGAGACTGCGATGTCAACGATGTCCGCAACGACATCGCCCGCGTCTTCCTTGAGAGCAAGGCCACCCACCTAATGGCGTGGGATGCAGACGTTGTGGCCTCCGGCCAGTGCGTCAAACGCCTCCTTGACTTTGGCAAGGACATTGTCGCGGCGGTCTACCCATTCAAGAACGAGGTCGAGGGCTACCCTGTGGCCTTTAAGGACGGATCGTTTGAGCTTGCCGATCAAGGGCTAATCAAGGTAGCCGGCGTCCCCGGCGGGTTTACCCTCTGGTCACGCAAAGCCATTCAGTCGCTTTATGACGCTGAGGGGAGCGAGAAGGAGTGGCAGAACAAGGGCGACTATGGGAAGCTCAAGGTTCGCGAAATCTGGGAGCGGACTGTCAATACAGAGCGCGGGACGAGGGTGTCGTCAGACATCGTGGCCTGTCAGAAGGCAGCCAAGCTTGGTATGGACATCTTTGTTGACCCCGGAATGCCTCTCGGCCATATCGGAAGCAAGCAGTATTCCGGCGAACTCGGCCACTACCTTATGGAGAAGAGCGGCGGCAACGCCGGCATGGCAAAGGTCGCTTTCACTACACTCCAGAGGAAAAACCCATATGAGGAGCCTGACGCCGTATTCGAGGCTTGTCAGCAGCTTGCTGCTGCGTTCGGGAATAAGCCTTGGGCTGTGGACGAAGGAATGCTGGCTGTCATCTTTGAGCTTGCAGATCGCCCTGATATCAACTCCGTACTCGAAACAGGCTCGGGGCTTTCAACTGCGGCATTCTTGGCTGCGGGACTGGAGATCGTGACAGCACTGGAGGCGGAGCCTATCTGGGGGGCTAAAACAGAAGAGTTCCTCCGATACTGCGGTATTGATGTCGTAAAGAAAAGCCCGGTCAAATATGCCCCGCTCAAGTCAATACCCGGTGAGGGTAAGTGGTATGGCTTTGAAACAGACGACTGTTATGATATGGTGTTCATAGATGGTCCGCGTCGAGAAGAGGGCGACCAGAGAGCCCGCATTTTTGACAGGCTTCCAAACCTTGTCAAGCGGGCAAAAGTTGTGGTATTAGATGACGTTGACGACATTGACGGACAGCGGCTAGTCGAGCGTGTAGAGGCTTTCGGCTTTAAGGCGACCAAGCTCGTAAACCTCCGAAACCGTGAGTTCGCCATCTGTGAAAAGGTAGAAGATGACGACAAAAACGGCGATGATAACGGAGATGGAGAGCATCCTAAAGAGGACTGACCTCACCACCGAGGTTGGCCAAGCAATCGATCACGCTATCGACATCTTTCGCAATGAGAAGCTCTGGTTCATGGAAACCAAGAGCAAGAGCTTTGCGACTGTAGCCTCACAGGTTTACTATACATCGTCTGATGATGCAGATATCGGGCTCATGTCCGATATCTATTCGGCGCAGATACGCATATCGAATACCGATTACCCTTTGTGCAAGATCACCGATATCTCTGAGTTCGAGATACTCCAAGATGGTAATACAAGCACCGGCCAACCTACGCACTGGGTATGGTTCGAGAGTTCAATTGGCATCTACCCCAAGCCTGACGACGCCTATACGATCACCATAATCGGCAACTATGTCCCGGCTGCCCCTGCTACTGACGGCGAGGCGTCAAACCCGTGGATGGTGAGCGGCTACGACCTTGTCATGTTCAAGGCCCTCGAGTTCATCTACGCCGCCCATACAGACGAGATAGATAGGTCTCGCGTATTTAATCAGGCGTCACAGGCTCAGCTTGACATTCACTACACCAAGACGAATAGGCGGAAGGCGGGGAACAGGCTTATCCCGACGCGGTTCTAGTGACAGCCACCTACAATAATCCGCAGATCGTCCCGTTTGGGATGTTCGCGCCGGATCAGTCACGCTTCAACCCGCAATCCTCCGCTTACACGGTAAATTGCATACCGACGATGGACGGCTGGGGGCCGATCAAGGGCTTCTCGGCAGCGGGGGGCGCTGCCGCCGCAGAGCCTCGCGGTTTGATCTCCATCAAAAACAACAGCGGCGTATACAAAATATATTTTGGTACACCAACCAAGCTCTACGAGATAGGCACCAGCGACTATGCTTATAACGATGTTACGCGGTCGGTAGGTGGAGATTACAGCCTCGCAGACGACGAGTATTGGAGCTTCGCTGTATTTGGCTCTACACTGATCGCGACAGCCATCGGCTCTACTGTTCCCCAGTTCATCGACATTGATAGCGGGACCGAGTTTGCCGATCTAACTAACGCCAGCTTTGAGGCTCGTTATGTTGCGACGGTTGGCGACTTCTTGGTTTTTGCCGCAGTCGACACCGGAAGTGGCCTCAATAACCGCTTGCTTAAATGGAGCGGGGTGAATGATGCAACAAGCTGGACAATCCAAGAACGCGGATCTGACGAGCAAGAAATACCCGCTGGCGGGAAAATACAAGGCATCCTCCCGCAGTATCGTGACGCCCTCCTAATCCAAGAGAACCGCATCTCAGGTATGCAGTTTGACAGTTCCTCCGGCACGGTCTTTCGCTTCCAGACGCTTGTTCCAGACAGAGGGGCTTTCGCGGCCCGGTCGATCGTGAGCATAGCCCCAAACGACTTCATCTACCTGACAGAAGATGGGTTCTATCGCGGTCTCGAAAGTCGCCCCATCGGGGCAGAGCGAGTTGACAAGTTCTTTTTCAACACGGCCCTGTCGTCAGATTGGGACCGCGTGTCGGCGCAACGCGATCCATTTAACAAGATCGTATGGTTCCGGTTTAAGACAGGAGTTTCCTCCAACGAGTTGATGGGCTACGACTACCAGCTTGATCGCTGGTGCTATGCCCCCGGCATCGACGCCCTCATTCTAAGCGCGGTTGCCACGCCCGGATACGGTGTGGACAGCACTGCCGCAGCAGTCACCCAGTACAACGTGGACAACTCACCATATGGACCTGACAGCCGGTTCTGGCGCGGCGGCATCCCGGCATTCGCGGGGTTTAATTCAGCCTATGAGTTTGGCTTTTTTGACGGGGCCAACTTGCAGGCAATCCTAGAGACAGAGGATAAGGCTCTCCGATTTCCCCGCCGTGCGGTGACAGAGCGCGTCGCGGCGTTGGTCGGCAGCAACGACTGGTCGGTTGCTATTTCCGGCATTGAAACACAGGGGGCAACCCCATCATTCGGTGCGTATGTCGCCAAGGAAACCGCGCACCCGTTTGCGTCAACGCAAGTCAGCGGCCGCCTGCACAGGTTCCGCGTCAAAATACCGGCGGGCTCAACTTGGGACAACGCAGTTGGCATGGCAGTTTATCATCGTGATGGAGGTATGTGGTGACGGGCTCGGTTGAACTAAGAGGCCCTCGCCGCCTTATATCACTAGCCCCCGCCAATACGAGCGAGGCAACGATGTTTACGGCTGGCAAGGAGGGGTCTGTTATCGCGTGCCTCCATATATGTAACTCTAGCGCCTCGGCTAGGACTGCCACTGTCAAATGGGGTGATGCGTCAGCATCGACGGACTATCCAATATTAAGTGCATACAGCATTACAGGCAACACAGTATATACATCGCCGGACGCTTTGATGCTTCCGCTTCAAGAAGACGATACGATCAAGGTCACATCGTCTGCCGCCGACGACCTGACCTTTACGGTTGTCTTGGTCGAGACTGCATTTGCCTTTGGTGGCGACGCGATTAGGTTTGATACTTACAAGCCAGACTACACACACAACGAGGACGTATGGCTCAAGAGAGACAGGTCACACAACAGGGCGTAATAATGGGCCTTGCTACGTTGAACGAGGTGGACGCCACATGGCGGCTCGTCGGCGTTGGCCTGTCAGACGCATGTAAGCGCACTGGTGGTGATATATCGGCGCATGATCTCTATCGTATGTGCCGGGTTGGCGACGCATACCTTGTGGTATGGGTCGACCCAAAGGGCGGGACCGGAGCCTGTGTCATTGCCGTAGAGAACTGGGAAGCTGGACGTTGGCTGCGTTTAATGGCATTATACGGTAAAAATTACCGTGGTTACAAGAAGGACTTATGGCGTTTTCTTGCAGAGATGGCTGACCATCTTGGGGCAAGCGGGTTAATAACTGAAGGACGGCCCGGATGGGGACGATACGAGCCAGACCTAGAGCCGATCAAAACGATCTATAGGGTCAAAAGGGAAAAAGTGAAATGAGCGGCGGCACGAAGACAACCACACAGGACACCAGTTCGGAACCGTGGGCTGAAGCTCAACCGACGATCAAGACCGCGCTCAGTGGCGCGAATGACATATACGCAGACGGCTCGGCTTGGCAGCCCAATACTGCTAGCATGGTTGTCCCGTTTGCCAATCAGACTACCCAAGGTATGCAGGGCGTCATGGACGCCTCTAACGCTGCGACCGGCGCAAACAACCTCGCCGGAAATGCCTACAGCCAGATGAACAACGCAGTCAATCAGGGCGGCCTGTCAGACTATCAGATCGGCGTAGGCAACCAGTGGCAGAACACGGCATCCGGCGCAGAACTCAATAATACCTCGCCCGCCTTTAATGCGGTCCTAGATCGTATGCAGCGAGACACCAGCACGATGGCTGACATAGGTATGTCGGGCTTGGGGCGCTACGGATCTGGCGCTCACGGCAAAGCCGCTGCGGGCGCAATCGGTGACGTTACCAACCGTATGCTTGACAGTAATTATGGCCGCGAGCTTGCCCGCATGGATCAAGCCCGTCAGGGGCTTGCGGGCCTCGGCCAGCAGGGTCTGTCAAATATCTCGACGTTTGGGGCCCAATCCGGCGATATGCTGAACCAACAGCTTGCGCCGTACCAGAACATGATGAAGGTCGGGTCAATGTACGAAGACCTCGCCGCCCGCACA